AAGGAAGTTGATAGCGTTATATGTATTATCTGATATTTCTAGTGTTTGGGCAGCATCTGGTAAAGTTGTAGGAGAAAAGTTGTTGTAATCACCTATCCTTGATGCCCATATGGTCTGTGGTTTTAAAGTGTTGCCTGCATAAATAGCTCTTTGATTAAAGAAATGTAGGTATTTAGGGAATCCTGTCGTATCAGAACAAGCACCTAGTCTCCATTGGGCTTGAGGTATTAAAGAACTGAAAGCTTTAATAGATCTTGTTTGAATTTCATCCTCAACTGAGGTAGAGATAGTAGCTGTAATGCTGGTAGTCGAAGCTCTTGAAGCTATTGTACAAGAATGCCAAGTTCCAGCTGCTACCTTTTGAATATATCCACTAGAAGTGTATGCACTATAGGCAGAAGTGTTTATAAACTGTCCTGTTTCTGAATCTTTTAAAGATAGTGTAGTGCTTGTATATACACCAGATACATAGTTATTGTAAACTCCTGCTACAATATAAGGTTTATCAGCATTGTTTATCTGAGTCATTCCTGCTACACTTGTGATATAAATAGAATCATTTATTTGAAGCCCAGATTGTGTAATAGTAAGAAGTCCTACAGTTGCTCTGGTAATTGCTGTAATGTTATAGACAATACCTCTATCAAAGAATCTGAATTGTCTACCTACATCTGTAGTTTGAAAACCTGTACCATTATTTATTCCTGTAATAGAAGAGGCTGTGAAGGTAATAGTTCCAGAGGTGGCAGAAGGAGTTAATGTTGTTGCTGTAGTATTTACGTCTAGGTACGGACCATCTACAAAAGTTGGTGCTACCCAGTTTGTGCTGCCAGTTCTTGAGTAAGGTTTAACTAGTGGACTAACTGCATAAAGAGTGTCTGCTGCTTGACCAAATCTTAAGTTAGGTATTCTAGCACTAGACCAGTAACCAGTTTCTGTATCATAGTAGCCAGACTCATTATAATAATCTGTTCTTACTGTACTTACCCCTTGTACAACTGCTAATACAGAATCATCAGAAGTATATTGGAAAGCTTTTAATCTAGCTGCTGTATCTGTGATAGTGCCAGCTACATTAATAGTACCAGTTCTTGATTTAACACCTCCTTGAGGCATTACAAGCATATTGGTACATTCTTTTAAACCGTTAGCTACAATAGAAGTATCTGTCCTTCTTTGTATTGTAGTGCCTACTTTCCCAGAAGAGAAAGCATTAGTTAGATACTTTATCGTTGCCATTATGGTCGTCTATTTAATGATTGTCTCCAGCTATACGCTGTACCTTCTTGAGAGTCTGCTTTCTTAGCTCTTGTAAACATATCTTCAAATTCTCTTTTTAGTTTGATTGCCTGATTTGTATTTGCGGTAATTGCCTCGCAAGTTTCAGCTGCAATGTATGCTACTAGAGTCTCCATAAAGAGGGGTGAGAATTTTGTTGTGTCTGTGATCTGTGCTATATATACCAGATTGATTGCTGAAGCATTTGTTAAAATCTTTGATGCTTCTACTCTATAGTCTGCATTTTCTGGGTCATCTATGATTGCTCTTAACATATCGGTGGGTGCTGTGAAGGCATAATCGTACCCAAAGGCTGGTGCAGTAGTGACAACTAAGGCAGCTCTTTTAGTAGCAAAGTTCCAAGTAAATGCTTGTTGTAAAGCATCACGCAAGTTTGCATAGACTGCATTTAATACAACTGCCTGTGGTACAGCTGTGTCGGTTAAATCAGTTATAAGGGCTGCGTTACCCATCTTTATTAAAGCTCTGTTGCAAACGTCTAGTGCTGCCATATTAGAATCCTGTGTATTGGTTAGGTTGTGAGAGACCTACGATAGTAGGTCCCCTTTTGTTATGCGTTCATAAGTGTTTTTAAATCTGTAAGTGAGATTGTTTTAATAGCTCCGTCATCAGAGTCATCTCTTATCAAAAGTAAATCTGCTAATTGTGGAGTTACATTTGTCAGAGTTTTTGTTAATGCAAAATCTGCCAACGTTTGTAAAGTTATGCTTTCTGCTTTTAAAGTAACTATTCTATCGGTTGCTGCTGCCATATAATTTTATTTGGGATTAAGGGATAGGGAGGTTTAGAGCCTCTCCCCACGGCTTTGAAGCTTAGAGGTACTCGATTACAATTGTAACACCACCAGCAGCAGCAGTTGCAGCTACAGCAGTGATAGTTAAACCAAGAGATAAAAGTCCACCACAATCAACAGATAGACCTCCGATTTCCCAAAGTTCTTTTGTGATGTCATCGATGTTTTTAACTTCGTTCATTACTTCCACGCCAAGCACGTTAGCTGCTTGTAAAGTAGTAATAGCTGTTCCGAAGCAATCTGCATCAACAACAGTTCCGAAGACATTTCCTGCTTTCTTCTGGTTTCCACCCATACCTGTGTAGTACAAACCTACGTCTGTAGCTAACAAAGGAGTTCCATCAGAATCTAAATCATCATTATAAATCTTGATAGATTTGATGATAGAGTTAGAAGGTATAGAGCCTATGATGATGATGTCACCAATTTCATCTAGAGATGTAGTGGCTAATTCAATTTTATCAATACAAACTTTGACTGCACCTATCTTGTTGCTCAAAAGAACTTTTGGAGCAGCTGTTAGGTTAGTCATATTGACTGATTTTACGGTTGATACTGTCATATTATTTTATTTATTTTAATTGTTATAAGTTTTTCTTTAACTAATTTTATAGTAAAGGTAGACAATGTCATACAACACTGCCTACCTTGTGAGTGTTACTGGAATCTAATATCGATTACTAGATTTTCTTCCATACGAACTGCACCGATTGAAGAACCAGTGTAGATTTGGAATGGATGATTAACTAGGTCGACACGTTTGTCGATAGACACCATTGGTTCGCTATGTTTAGCAATACGTAAAGCATCACCAGTACACATAATAGCTCTGAAGTTAGTGCCATCAACGTTAGGGATACGGTTAGTAGAGATAAACTTAACACCTCTAAAGGTTGGTAACATTCTACCAGCCAAAGTTGGAGCTAATTGGAAGTCGCTAGAGATATAGTTAGTGATTGCTAGTAAATCTTCTTTTGCTTTTGGAGATAACAAGCAATAGATATCATTTCTATCAGTATCAACATCATATTCTTCAAGAAGGCGTAAAGCATTCAAGAACTTCGCAAGAGTCAAGGTAGTTGAACCGTGAGCAATAACGTTATCAGTAGAGAATACAGTTGAACCAGAACCAGTTTTACCAGTTGCAGCAGCACCAAGTAGAGCAGCAATAACTACATCATCGTAGTTTCTATCGTGAGCATTTTTCATAGCTCTGACAATAGGGTTAGTAGGGTCAACCAAGAGTTGCATTTTTTCAATATCAGATACTAACTCTGAATCATAGAAATCAGCAACTGTAGCCATTCTGCGTGTGAATCCAGAATCAGTTTGTACAATCGGACTTCCCAGTGAAGAGATTTCTGATACAGACTTTGCACCAATACGGTCAAAGAAATGTTTTTCACCGACTTTAACTTCTTCGGCAAATAAACCTTTTAATTTAGCACCTTCTTGTTCGGCTAAATGATGTAAGATAGCATTGTAACTATTTACAAAGATATCACTTTTTGTGTAAGACATATTTTTTTTTATTTTAATTCATAAAGTTTTTCAGATCAATTGCTTATCTCTAACGAGGGCGATCCTGTAGTTTACGACTACTATTCAGAGTCTTTTCGGGGCTGCTCCCAGCTTATCCTTTTAAGAACGTGATAATTTTAGCAGCCTTGTCACTTCTTCCACAGTCGCTTTGTGGTTTCTGTGCGTAGCTGAATTATACGCATTCTTAAATTCTTTGTCTGCTAGCTTCTCTTTTAAGAGTCTACTAGCTTCGGCTGAACTTGGTTCAGAGGCTGCTTTAGAGTGGAATACTTTTCCTTCTTCAAATAACGCTCCTACCTTTGCCAACATTCTTACGACAGCAGGGTTAGATCCTAGACCTGCTTCAGTTAATACATTTGCTAGATCTTCGCCACCAAACTCTTCAAGAGCTTTTTTGGTTAGCTTCATTGTATTGTCTAGCTCCATTCCAAACTCTTTGTTTAAAGCTTCTCTTTCAGACTTAGCTTTAACTTCTACAGCTACAATTTCTGCTTCAGCTTTTACTCTGTCTTTGTCAGAAAAATGTTCGGAGATAGCTTTAAGATGTTCCTTCTGAACTTTTAAGTCTAAGGCTTTCACTTTTAAATCTGCATCAACTTCTATGTCATAATCTTCAACAGAGTTTGGGAGATTAAGTTTGACATTAACAGCTTTGATTTCATCAGCAGTTAGATCGGTAACTTTCTTACCTACCATCTTCTGTAGTTCTATGTAAGATTTAGCTAAAGCATTGTGATCTTTAAAAGTAGCTAAAGCGGACTCTTTACGAAGTTCATCAGAAAGAGAATCAAGAAATGAAGGTGTAACTTCTGCTACAACTTCTACTGGTGCTACTACGTCAATATTATCAGTCATATTATTTAATGTTATTATTATCAGCGAAACGTTTTAAAGTTTCGTCAGTGTGGTTAGCCATATTGATTAAATATAATCCAACCTTACGCATACCATTTCTTTCCATAACAATATTTGTGTTATCGGAATCTGGTGCCTTATCAACCTTACATACCTCTAGGAGATCTTTTAAAACTATTTTACCTTCTTCGGTATCGAAAACTTTCTTGTAGGCTTTAGATTTCTTAAATAGTGATTCTGCTGCTATGCTAGCTATTTTCATAATTATTGTGGTAAAGGGTTAACGCCCGA